CAGTAAAATGTATACACCGTTTGATAAGATAGTATCTAAACAGATACCATTAACAGATAGGATTATAAATCTTGATAGACCCAAGTATTATGGTGGTGCAGGAAATACTTATGAGGTATTTAATGTACTAGAAGCCTGGGGATTAGATGAAGACTTTTATCTAGGGAATGTTATAAAGTATTTAGTAAGAGCTGGTAAAAAAACTTCTAATAAAAAAGAAGATTTACAAAAAGCTTTAGTATATTTACAACGAAGAATAGATAGACTATGAGTGAAGAAATAACTTTTAAAGAAACTAAGATATATTCTTTCGGGGATATTTTAGTAGGTTTGGACTCAGAAGAGATCAATGAGTCTGAGCAAATTATTGAAGTAAGAAAGATCTTTTCTAAATTAGCAGAAGATCTTAAGGATAACTATAATGAAAACAGATCACCAGTAAAGAGTCTTTTGTTTGATCAAACTATAGGAGATTTAACAAGAGCTTTACTCATGACTGAGAAACTATTAAAAATGAAGTGATGAAAATACTTGTAATTATTATTATGTTTATTACTATAGCCGCATTGTGGTTAGTAGCACATATATTATATAAACCTGTATATGATAGAGTTACTCAACAATATGTAATTAATGAAGATGATTTTAAACTTGCAAATATTTGTGTTGCTGTTATGTTAGCAATTGCACTATCAATTGGCCTACTACTCTAGCCTGTGTTTCTATCCTCGTTTCTAGCAATACAGCAAAATGATCCCCGGTTGCAAAGCTGGGGATTTTTATTTTATATTACTTTGCTATCTAAATAATTTTCATTATATTATAGATATAGTGTATTTAATTATTTATAAAAACAAAACATCATGGATATTTTAAATTTTATTTCTTGGATTAAAGGTGGAAACTATAGAACAACTCTACCTACTGATACCCCCAGTTTAATTGCTATTGGAGCAAAAGACCCTAATAGAGATGATAGCTATTTACCAATGGCTGTAAATGCAGCACCTTTACAATCATTGTATAATACAGGTACTGTAACTCAGTTAACAAGTATTAATACTCCTGTTACATTAAATACTCACTCAGGAGTTATTACTACAGTAGCTGCATCAACTGCACCTGGTACACCAGATGTATTTGACTTAAACAATACGAATATACAAGCAAATTCAATTTTACTTTTAAGTGTTGATTATCCAGCTGTTGGAACAGGTACTCCAGTAGTATCTTCAGAAATTGCTGCATTAGGTAATTCTACAAGAATTATTATTAGAAATCCAGATTCTTCTGGACCATTGGATCAACCATTAAACATTCATTTCTTGATTGTTAATCCATAATGCTTAATAATCTTACTAACATATTTAACCTCATCAAAACCAGGATGGTGAAAACTGTCCTGGAAACTGATGATTTATTTGTCGTTGGTACAAAAGATGGTAAATATGATGGAGATTATAAACCTACAGTAGTTCCAGTTAATGCTATAGTAAACACTATAGTTCCATTAGTACCACCAGCATCTGCAGGATTATTTGCACAAACGGGAACAAGTACTCCCATTTCAGGGAGTACTGTTGAAGCTACATTAATAGATGGTGGTGTTGGCTCATTATCAGTACCTGCAAATGGTTTTCAAGTGGGTGACAGCTTTAGAGTAGTTATGAGTGGTATAATGGATGCAGATAATAATGAAGACTTTAGAATAAGAGTAAAAGCAAATGCTGTAGTTTTACTGGATTCAGGATTACAAAATTTAGGATCTAGTGTTATTAATGATAAATGGACATTATATATTGATTTTACAATACGTCAAATTGGTACAGCTGGGGTTGCGGAAATAGCTGCCTCTGGAGAGTTTAGATATTTAAAAACAAATAATGGTAGTGTACAAGGATTTGGTTTTAGTAACATTAATAATACAACATTTAATACAACCATAGCAAATACATTAGATATTACTGGTCAATGGGGCAGTACCAATCTAGCAAATAGTATTTATAGTGAAGTATTCACATTAACAAAAACATATTAATCATGTCAATAGGCAATTTAAAAGATTACGGAAATAAAGGAAATAACTTTCCTTGGCAATTAAAAATGCTTGAAGGTCTTCAGGCTATATTAAATGCATTCACTGGAGTTACTACAGGAGCTGTAAGATATCCAATAATTATAACAGAATTTGGCCCGGGATCTGTACCCAACAATGTATACAGCTTTTCTATATCAAATGTTGGATCTGCATCAGGGACAGTTGATGGTCAAATTCTTCCAGCAGGAACAACAATTAACTATAATGCAGAATTAAACAATACCTTAAACGGTCTTAGTTATGATGCAACAGGTACAACTTTTTTAATAACTTGGATAGCTTAATAAGATGAGTACACTAATTATAACATCTGGTGGAAGTAGTGATTTAACTGCAGATATTACAGTAACAGATTCTCAAATATTAAATATGGGTGCAAGTCCAGTTACATTGTTGCCCGCACCAGGAATAAATCAATATTACACAATAAGTTCTATTTCTATGGAATTTACAGATAATGGCACACCATATGCATTAGGAACATCATCTAATCCATATATCTTTGTTAGCCCAAATGCAACAGGTAATATGTTCATGCAAAAAGCATTTATAACAACTGCTGGAAATAAAGCAATGCATTTTACACATTTTGAAGGAGGTATTGATACTACAAATAGTGTTAACTACCAATACAGTGGAACTTGGGTTAATAAGCCAGTTGAATTAAAAACTTGGGGTGGTGTTAATCCTACATTGGGTAATGGTACTTTAAGATTTATAATTAAATATCAAATAAGAACATTTGGCGCATAATGAAAAAGTTATTCCTATGTTCTTTATTGCTAGTATTTGTTACTTCTTGTTCACTAGAAAGAAGATTGGAAAAATACTGTCCGCTATGTACACAAAAAGATAGCACAGTATATATAACTCAATACAGAGATACTACAATAAAGATTCCAGGAGAAACTATATATATAGAAGATACATTATTCTGTGATTCATTAGGTAATGTATATGCTTCTAGACTAGCTGAAAAAGATGGTACTATTATCAAACTACAATCTAGAGTAAGAGATAATAAATACAAAGTAATTGCCCGTGTAGATACTGTATACAAGACAATTAAAGGCAATACAATTTACAAAACCAAACTTGTAACGAAAACTCAAAAGCCACAAAAAATAAAATATATCCCGGGTTGGGTCAACTTCCTAGCATGGTTGGGTGGTATATGGTTAATAATTATTATATTATATATTATATACCGTCTGATTAAAGCTCAAATACCTACATTATGAGAACAAATATAACACTAGCAGTTTTGACAATCACATCTTTCTTTGCACCCATCCAATTAATGGTAATGGTTTTAATGTTCATAATCTTTGTAGATACAGTTATTAAACTAATATCTCTTAGAAAAATAGCTAGAGAAACTAATAGAAAATACAGAGAAGTATTTAAATCTAGAATTCTTAGACAAGGCTATATTTACAAAGCCCTGGGTTATTATATTACTGCAGGTGTTGTATTCCCATTAGACTATTATGCACTTACTCCATTTCTTAATGGGTTGCTTGATTTCTTAGGTTTTTCTTTTATAATATCTGTACCAGCAATTTTAACAAATATTTTACTCGGTATATTCTCACTTATAGAACTAGCTTCAATTAATGAAAACTGGTTTGATATTACAGGTAACAATATATTGAATAAAACATTTTCTACTATAAAGAGACTTAGAAAAGTATTAAAAGACACATCAGATACTTATAAAGATATTAAGAGCTAATGAAACTAGATATTAGTAAAATAGTACAAGCAAGATTAGACAAAGATCAGTTTTTTGCTGAAGTGTCTAAGAAAACACAAATCTATCTGCATCATACAGCAGGTGGAGGCAATGCAGTAGCTGTATCACGGTACTGGAATAGTAATGATACAAGAATAGCAACTGCATTTGTTATTGGGGAGAATGGAGACATTGTACAATGCTTTTTATCTAAACACTGGGCTTGGCACTTAGGAATAGATTCAGAAGACTTTACTAAGAATGGTGCAAAGTATCAGAACCTTAATAAACTTTCTGTAGGTATAGAAGTGTGTAACTGGGGTCCATTAAAACTCCGCAATGGTAAATACTATAATTATG